AGTTGCATTTATTCCAACATGAAGTGCGCCAGCCGTCATATCGTCAGCAACAGCGGTCGTTCTGTTTATCATCACGCAGCCATTGCTATCAATTCTCATCCTTTCGGTATGCGAGGAGCTACCATCAGGAGTAGTGTAAAATTCAAGCCTTCCCGGTACATCGTTTTCACCGGGTGTTGCATCTATAACCCCTGCGATTTTTGCTGCTTGGTGACCAAAATTAGTACCATCAGCAGCTACAAACCCAATTGATCCAAGGACATCGCCATCTTGAACAATGGTGAAATTATCCCCGACGTTAGTAGACCTAGACTTTGCCAGATGTATAAATGGCCCAGAATCGTTATTCGTATAACGGGTAATTGACATACCTGCATTAGCATTAGAGTTGCCTTGTATTTGGAAGGTTGAAGCAACTCCAGCTGTGCTTACAGGAGCGTTGTTATTTATTAAAACCGCATCGTTGCCACCATCAATAAACAACTTATTTATGCCACCATTAGTTTCGACTCGGAGGTCGATGTCATTAGAGCCGTTATTAAAGACAGTTTCACCAGTAGTCATGTCAATGCGACTCTGGCTTGTCCCAGCATCAGTTGTGCTTAAAATTATTCGACCTTGTTCTGAACCACTGGTGACCCCCGGCGAGAACACATCAATTCTTGCATATGTATCTCTATTGCCATCGCTGTCATCTGCTTTGAAGGCGATAACCCCTATATCATCCGTAGTAGCGGGAGAGCTTGAGTCACGGATAAAATCTAAGATCGGGCCATCATTAGCATCACTGTCGGTACAGACAAGGGCAAGAGTCGTTTCATTGTTAGCCCTAGCAATGTTTACCAAGCCGCCGTAATCGGTGGTGGTGTTTATTAAGAGATCACCCGAATCATTGATTCGCATGGCCTCGCCCAACGTGCTAGAGCCGTCTGGGGTTGTAGAAAAAACCATTCTTCCGGGCATGTCATCAGACCCCGGTGTCCCGTCCACCTCACCTAAGATTCTTGCGGCGTTATTAGCGCCATCAACGCCATCGTTTCCGCTAAACAATATCGAACCAAGGTTGTCTCCACTAGCAACAATCGTGTTACCACCAATGCTGGCATCTCTAGATTTAATAAAATTCAAAACGGGAGAATTAGCATTATCACTAAACCTCCCTATTGAAATCGTTGATGGGGCGTTAGTTGTTCCACTTACTTGGAACCCTGCGGTTGCATACGCTGTTACAGGGGTATTAGTGCCGATAAGAACTTTATCGTTTTCGCCATCAACAAACAGCATGTTAGCGTTGCCATCTGATTCAACACGGAAGTCGAGGTCTACGCTTCCTTCATTGATGACTGTTTCAGTCTCATTCGACAGAAATCTTGATCGTTCAGTGCCATCTTTGATAACAAATATGTTTAACTTGCCATCTTCTGTACCATCTGTTTCATCTAAAATATCTGCCCTCATATTTGCATAAACGACACTTTGACCAGCATCGTTGCGCCCATCAAAACGAATTTTGCCTATCACATCGTTTATTGCGGGGCTTGAAGAGCTTCTATCCAGTACAAAAATAGGCCCAGCCGTACTACCAGTAGCGGTGCTTTCCGCAGTCATAACTTCGTTAGCACTGGTCGTTACATGCAGCTTTGTTGAAGGCGCTGAGTCTCCGATTCCAACGTCACCTGCTTGCGTGATTCTCATATGCTCTGCTACAGAATTAGAGCCATCAGGACTAGTTCTAAACAGTATTCTTCCCGGCATATCATTTGATCCGGGAGTGCCATCTACTTCCGCTACAATATCTGCGGCTTTAGATCCTAAGTCACCACCATCATCTCCAGCAAAAATGATGAGTCCTAGATTATCGCCGCTCTGGACAACTGTATTGCTGCCAATAGAGCTGCCTCGGCTGTTACCAAATCGAAGAACTGGAGAGTTAGCATCAGCGGAAAAGTTGGTTAAGTTCACCGCCCTTGTGGCACTAGTAGTTCCTATGACTTGGAGCGCACCACCAATACCGCCTACAGTAATACCACTGCTATGACCCATAATGATGTTGTCATCTTGCAGAAAGAATCTATGGGTATTGGAATCACTTTCGATCCGAAAGTTGAGGTCTTGACTGCCGTCGTTGAATACAGTTTCGGAAGCATTCATCAACATTCTTGATCTGCTAGTGCCAGCAAGCATCGCTTTTAAATCTATTGAGCCATCTTCTGTGCCATCACTAGCATCAAGGATCGTAGAAACTATTCGGGCATACTGAACCGCCTGAGAAGCATCGTTCCTACCACTAAATTCAATTTCACCTATCACATCACTATCAGCAGGGCTGGCAGAACTTCTATCTAGCTTCAGCGATGGGCCAGCAGAAGTACCGCCGTTAGTGCATTCTATGGTGATTCCTTCATCTTGGTCTGAAGTTGTAACAAAAAACGATCCGCCGACATGCAGATCAGTGAACGCATCAACCATTTTGCCGCCAGAGCCAGCACCGTCAGAGTAAATAGCCTTGACGTTACCATTAGGAATAGTGACTGTAGCGCCAGAGCCTTGCTTGATAATGATTGACTGCGAGCCGCTGGTGGCGTTTTCGATGAACCACAGCTTGCTAACCGTGTTTGGCCCGATGGTAATCGTACAAGTGCTATCAAGTGTGCCGGTGTATTGGAGATAGATTGACCTGCCGGGATCAGTAGAGCCATCGGCAATAGTAGTAGTATGCGTGTCAGCATTGGTCGTAATCGCCTCCGTTCCAAAAGAAAATGCCTCAGCAACTAACTCTAAATTTGTATTCGTACTGGTGCCCCAGGTGCCTGCCTCGTCACCAGTGGCAATCTCTTTTAGGCGTAAATCATTAACGTAAGTTGCCATTTATTTTCTCCGACTTTTCGTCTTGGGCTTAGGCTTCTTCACCGAAGCGACATGCTTCTTTAGCGTTTCCGCTTGCTTTTTGTGGGTCTTGGAAGCCTTCTCTAACCCTTTTATAACCTTGTTTACTCTTCGTACCATCAGGCTACTTCCTCCCAATTCGGTGTTTGACTGTCTGAAACGCTAGTCCAGTTTGCTGTCTGACTGTCTGACACACTTGACCAGCTTGCTGTTTGAGTGTCTGAAACATTTGACCAGTTGGCAGTCTGGCTATCCGTAACAGCCGAATAGCTTGTTGTTTGACCAGGCACAACAAGTCCCCAGACGTTTGCGATATTAGTCGCACCAGTAGCAGAAACCCCAGTGACAGCAACGATTGCATCGCACGAAGTTGTGACCGCACCAACTCGACCCGTCGCTGCCAGTCCTGTGACTTCGATATTGTTGTCACATTTAAGACTGATCGTTCCAAGCGCACTTGTCGCAGAAACGCCTGTAACGCTAACATTCGCGCTCGCAGCGATGGATACAGATCCAACTGCTCCAGTTCCCGCCACACCTGTGACAGATACCGTAACACCTGATCCTTCAACGATAGATACGGAACCGACTGCCGACGTTCCTGAAACGCCTGTGACAGAAACATTTGATTCTGCGGTGATTGTGACCGATCCAACCGCGCCCGTTCCTGCCTGACCTGTAACGGTAACAGGCGCTTCTTCATTCCAAGCACCTTCGCCCCAAGTTCCTCTACCCCAACCAGTAACATTTGCCACAACCTATGCAATACGAATTATTGCGTTACTAGCGTCAGCGGTTGGGAACTGAATAGTGAAGTCACCAGAGGTAGACGTTTTGTCGCCCCCAAATGCTAACGTACAAACAGCTTTGTCTGACTGAGTGTCGTTGTATATGAGAGCACCGTTCGCCGTGATCGTGCTCGAACTAAACGTGAGATCGTTAAAGTCGCAAAAAGCTGTCGTACTTGAGGTCGTAGGAGTCACACTGGTCAACGCTGCACCCGCTGCCGTGTATCCTGTGCCAGACACCTCGTTTGAAGTTGTATATGCCGTTGTGCTTGCGTTTAGTGTCGCAGAGCTTGTGTACAAAGCGAGCTTAAAACTGTTACCAGAGCTTGCTGTAAAGTTGTGAGTGCCGACCAGTATCTCTTGCTTGAACGATGTACAAAGTGCAGATGTGATACTCATGTAAGTCTCCGTATAATTTTTGCTAAGTCAGGTTGACCTTGAGCCTCAACTTCAGCAGCCAATGTTGCACGGTCACTTTTGATCGCTTCTTTAATGTAGTAACCAACGACCTGATGTATATGATCTTGAAAAGCCAACGCTTGTTCTTTGATTAGCGGATGGGTGTTTTCTCCCACACTAACAATCCTTTTTGTCGCAGCGTCTGTCCAAAATTCTGCGTCATGCCCTCTGTTTTCTGTGGTCGCAACAAGCACATTACCCACATGGCCTACTGCTGTCATCTACCAGACCTCACTGCACCGGCTCGATAACTATCGGTGGTGCTATATCCTTCACCCAGAGCGATCAGTTCTTGCATTGCAGAATCGTATCTTGCTTGATAAAGCTGCATCAAATCAGGCTCACCCTTGATGTAGGTGTAAGCTTCTATTAAGCACCCGTATAGCAAAGCATTTTCTGCGTTGGAACCAAGCCAACTTGTGCCCCCTGATGACACCGTGATGGACTCTGGCTCATAGAAGTAATGCAACTCAACGGTAAGGTTCGCATTAGGTGTCGGGCCAAGGATAAAAGTTGTGTCATCAAACAAAGCATAGTGCTTGGGTATCCCTGTTGTGGAAGCCACAGGGTAGGCTTGACGTATGAAGTTCACGTCCTTGAACATCAAATACTCATAGCCACTGTTATCTACAGCCAATGAATACGGTGCTAAGAAATCTGTAGGCGTTTCTAAATAGTTGTTTGATTGTGTGGTTGTGCCCGTCACATTCTTACGAAAGTTTGGCAACTGCACAGACTTCAGTATGCGCTCTTCTGCCTGTGTGATGATTGTAGGTAGATTGGTAACAAGCGTTGATTCGTTTGTTTCTAGGTAATCCTGTATCGCCTGCTTGAGCGTAGTAAATGTGAAAGCCATTAGCTTGTTACCACCGTTACTTTACCGACGTGACCAACACAATCCAGCCCAACTTGGCCTACAGGGTTAAACGATGCCAGTATTCTGCTTTCATCTAAGCCACGATCTGGTCTTGGATTACGCAACGCCCTTGGATCATCTACTTTTATTCTGCCAAGCTGTAACTGAGGCTGGTCTGGATCTACCACATCTCTACCAACAAGAAACCCTGTTGGCCTTTGATTCACAATTTCCGGCACCAGATCCTTGAGCGGATAACGAAACCCTGTCAGATCACAGTACCCGAACGCATATTTCCCTTTAGTGTAAGCACTCAAAACGAATAACCTCCTGGTGCAACGTATAGTGACGCTTTGTTGCGATCCGAATCACTAGCAAGCTTCCATTGCTCTTCGTAATCAGACTTGAGCGACTGCGCTCTGCCAGCGGCAGCGGGGTACTTCAAGCTGAGTTGATAGGACAACCCGCTTACAAGGCAGGGTAAAAACCTAGCAGGAACGTCTATGTTGTTTGACGCAGGGGCACCAGCGTCTTCAACCCTTTCCATATAGTAATATCCAAACTGATATGTTTCTCGATCATCTGGAGTGGGCCATAAATTAACTGTGATCGAATCAAAGTTCTTTTCAATGTAATACTGGAGTGGCTTGCTGCGAGTAAGCTTGTTAGAAAGGTTTGAGTATTGGCTGACTGATATGCGAGTCATCGACTGATCGAATTGAGAGTTCTGCTCCCCCGCATCAGTTCTAACGAATGCTTCTACAATATCAAGAACCTTCCCATCTAACTGATATTGATTCGATCCAGCAGTCAAAGCCTGCGTGGCAAACTCTACAGACCACAGGTTCAAACCTCTGTTTTGCCATTCAAGCATCATTAAATTGATACTTCGTCTAGCCGTCTTGTAATCATAGCCACTACGAAGCTCTAGCCCAGCACGTTCAAACGCCTCTTCCATAGCATCGGAAAGATCCAGATTGAATGTAAATGTGCCGCTTGTAGCCACTACGGCCTCCTAGCCTTTCGCTTCTTTTTGCTAACCCCAGCTTCACTCAAAGCAATGGCGATAGCTTGCTTTCGATTCTTAACCTTTTTACCAGAACCACCAGACTTCAGTTCGCCCTTCTTGAACTCTTTCATTACCTTCTTCACCTTGGCCTGCTTTTTCTTTTTGGCTGGTGAACTGCTGATCTGCTTTTTCATCTGTGCTCTGCTGATCGGCACTAGCTCTTCCCAAACTTCTGTTTTTGCGATTTGGGAGGACTCTTCTTGCTTCCGCTAGGGCCGCTCCAAAATGTTTTATTAGCCCAGTAAGCAGCACTAGTCGGCCCCTTGGCGATATTCTTTGCATGACGCGCCTTGAAACTTTTACGGGCCTCTTTTGAATAGTTGTGCCCCATCTTCTGATCACCGAAACGAATGATCTTCATCTTCTCGCCATCTCTCACGGCGACCACTGCTTTCTTATTTGGGTGCTTAGGTGTTCTCTTAACCTTGTTCAGACCAGATAAGCCAACCTTTTTAAGCCTGTTCTTCTCTGCGTCAGTTAAACTCATTTGCGATGCCTCGATGTTTTCTTGGCTATCTTCTTGGGCTGCTTGGAGTGTTGCTTGCCTTTCTTTGTATCTGCCCGTTTCTTTCGGGAAGTGGCAGCGTACTCCTTGTCCGATAAAGCCTGTCTAGCCTTCTTCGGGAGATACCTTTCACCTGTCGCCTTTTTGCCTTGCGTGGATGGTTTGCCTGACTTGGTTCCCCATTCTTGCTTAGTCCACTTCTTGAGAGACTTCTGAGACTTCTTGAGCGGCATCAGCTTCTATAGCCGCCACCGGCTTCTTTGTAACGCTTAGCCAGCATCTGCGCTTTACGCGCAGACCACTGACCAGGCTTACCGCCTTTTCCACTAGCCTTGATTGAGTTAAACAACCTCTTACGCAAAGCTGGCTTCGTGTAGTTACCAGCTTCGTTTACGCGAGACTTGCTCTTCTTTTTCTCAGCCATATTAGAAATGCTTCCTAACTTGCATAACGATGTTGTACACGTCTCCACTAGAGTGCCCCACAGTTGTGAACTGTATGTCACCTGTTACACCAGATCCCGCATTGTTTGGGATGCCAGTAAAATCAGTGAAGTCAAGCGTGTCTGAAAAGTCTGCGTTCAGTTGCCAAGCCAGCACGTCGGTTGTTGCATCAAATAAAATCTTCACACCCATACCAATGGTAGAGTAATAAATCTTCTGAATGCTTACCTTTGTGCAAGCCGCACCAGTCATAGGGTCAACGGCTAGTGCAGACACATCAATCTTAGTTACTGCACTCTCGCCACTTCCATCGCTCACATTAGAAAAGCGAAAGATAGCTGTGTTGCCATCGTCCTGTATGGTTTGAGTTGCTACTGCATCAGCCATTATTGCCCCCTGTTACGCTATCTGAACGTACTCAATGATGAACGTAAAAGAACCTGCTGTTGTAGCATCAACCGTATTGGTGATGTTGCAGAAGATAGTTCTTGCAGCAGAAGTATACTGAACAGAAGCAGGTGCCGTAGTACCGCTTTGAGTCTGAGTTACAAGCGTTGTTGTAGTTACGTTGTGCTCAACAACAGTGGTGCCGCCGTCTAGGATCTCATCGGTAACTGCCGCAACGATCTGTGCGCCAGAGCTAGAAGTACCAACCTCATAGCCAATGTCACCCGTGCCGATAACTGGCGAGGTATCACAAAAGATCTTGATGTCAGTAATGATTGTGTTAGCAGGCTGAGTAAACTCACCAATAGATGGGCTGTCACCCGCTGTTGTATTTACCGTAACGCCTGTAGCAAAACCAACGTGCTTAACAAACTTACCAGTAACAATACCAGTAGAAGCAATATCCACTACGTCGGTAACGACACCAGTAGAACTGTTTTTAGAAATAACCTTAAAGCCGTTTTCGGAACGGACTGGCCCGTTGAAAGTTGTATTACCCATTGTAGTCTCCTGTCTGGGTTAGTCCAAAATGTTCCACATGGAACAATCGGTCAGGATAAAAAACGAGTGGCCCCGAAGGGCCACCCAAAGTGCTCTAGCTAGAGCCTGGAGATCCGTAGATTCCAAGTGGGTCTGACACTCCAAAAGAGTATCGCTCCCTGGCTTTGTATCTCACGTTACCAGTATCGAAGTCACCGTCCATAGACGTTTCTAGCGGAGTACGCTCGAACATCTTCATGCCATTCGGCACATCAGTGATGATAAAGAAAGCGTTGCTGTCAGTCAGGTAGTGATTGACTGCATAGCCTTCTGGAATCGCACCCATGTTACGAATCGCGTTGATGTCGTTATCCGCTGTTCCAACTCGCTGAGTCGTTTCCAGCAGACGATCTGCCGTAAACATCAGGGCGGGTGGGACAATCAAACGACGTGGACGTGCAGCGATCAAAAGACCACGCTCATCGGTGAACGCAGCGATTTCGATAACCGCATTTTCGAGTGACGTTTCGTTCAAGTCAGCGCC